TGCTTTTTGGAAATAAGTTGCCCCGCGGCCGACTGAAAAAGTATTGACGATAGGTAACGACTGGTGGTAAGATGTTACCGAAACGTAACGAGGAGGCCGTCTGATGGCGCGGCTAAGTGTCGACGTGGAGAAGCTCAAGCAGTACATGCAGGACCACGACATAACGCCCGCCCAACTGGCGGCTGCGATGGGAGTCTCAAGGGCTGCAGTGAGTCGCGTGCTCAATCGCGTGCGCGGTGCCGGTTCAAGGTTCATTGGCAGCCTCTTGACGGCGTTCCCTGATGCGTGGGACCGGGGCATTGTTTTTGTGTCCGGTCGTTCCCGAAAGGTAACGAAGGATGAGCGCGATCAGTCGCGCTCATCCCAGGCGACCAGAACGGCATAGGCCGCATCACCGGTCCCGACCAGCTGCAGAAAGCGGACGTTTCGAACATTCGATGGTCATCGGCGGCGAGGATGCGGACGCGGGTCACTGGGTTTCACCTCCGGTCGCAGGTTCTAACTCCAACGTAGCGACCTGCGACCGGGATTACTACCACTGCCATTCCACAGAAAGGGGGTGAGGAGGTTGGCGATTTCCACAGCGCTGCGAGAGGCCCGGGAGCGGCTCGAGCTCACCCAGGATGCTATCGGTGCGATGGGCTGCGTGACCAACAAGCTCATCAGCGAGGTCGAGCGGGGAAACCGGCGACTGGCTAAGGACGTTGGCCGGCGCATCGCCCAGCAGCTCGACGACGCCCGGTTCCATCTGGCGTGGGCCGCGGAGGCCGCGGGCGGGGTGTTCGTGGCTGGGGTGTTGGACGCGGTGGACACGCACCCGGCGGCGGTACTGCTACGGGGCCAGGAGGAGATCGAGGAGCTCATGGCCGCCAAGGCCGCCATCCGGCGCCAGCTGGGCGCCGCGCTGGAGCGGCTCACCGACGAGGATCGGCGGGCCATTGAGCGGGTCGTCCAGGAGGCCATCGATGTCATCACGTGGGGCCAGCTGTTCGTCACGACAATCTGCGAGCGGTTCGGCCTCAGCGTGGCGGAGCAGTACGAGTTGCACCGCCGCAAGCTCCAGGAGCGCGGGTACCAAACAAAAGCGGGCGCCCCGGCAGGCACCCGCAGCGCCCGGTAGGACGCTCTCGACCTACCAACAGCGTACCTGATAGGGCGGCGCACGTCAAGGAGGTTAGGACGTGGAGGCTATCGCTAATCGCACCCAGAGTGAGGCAGAGGACATCCTCGCCGACGGGCTCATGTCGGTGAGGGACGCTGCTAAATTCTCGGGGCTAGGCAAGACGACGCTGTACGGGCTGATGGATTCCGGCCGGCTCGCCTACGTGCGGGTCGGCCGGGCCCGCCGGATCCCCAAGCGGGAGCTCATGCGGTTCCTCGCCGGACAGCTTGTGCCCCGGAGGACGGCGTGAGGCACTGCGGAGAGGAGGTGTCTGCGGTGGTGCTCCAGGTGCAGACAATCAGGGGCGGCGCAGGTACATGCACCCGCTGCGGCCGGCCGCTACGCGACCCAGTATCGGTCCAGCGGGGCATGGGGCCGGTGTGCTGGGCGAGGTCGAAGGGTGGTACGTTCGACCGCCTGCTCGACGCATCGGACGAGAAGTGGCAGAAGCGCGAGGAGCTGCTGCGCGCCGGCGGCGAGGAGGATCTGGGCGCCAACTGGCGCTGGCCGCTGCTCGTGGACGGCGTGACCATCACCGTCCAGGCCCGGATCAGCGTGCGATACAACGCCGAGCGTGACCGCTACGAGGCGTACGCCCGGGTGTTCCATCCCACGGCTCCCTACGACGAGGTGCTCTATTCCGGCAAGGACGTCCGGGCCGCCTACCGCGCGGCCGTGCAGATGGGGCCGGAGATGGAGGCGCGGGCGTACCGGGCGACCCGGCGGGCGGCGAGGGGGCGGGCGGCGTGAGGCTGCTCGCCCTCCGTCTCCGCAATTTCAAAGGTATCCGCCAGTTCACTCTGCAGCTGGGCGGGGCCGACGCCACCGTCTACGGCGACAATGGGGTCGGCAAAAGCACGCTCATGGACGCCTGGATGTGGCTCCTCTTTGGTAAGGACAGCCACAACAGGGCGGATTTCGAAATCAAGACGCTCGACTCCACCGGGAAGCCGATCCACAACCTNGAGCACGAGGTNGAGGCCGAACTCGAGCTCGACGATGGGCGGCGGATCGTCCTCCGCAAGGTCTACCAGGAGAAGTGGACCAAGCGGCGGGGGCAGGCGCAGCGTGAGTTCGCNGGCCACACCACGGACCACTACGTGGACGGTGTGCCGGTCAAGAAGTCGGACTACGACGCCCTTATCGCCGACATCGCCGACGAGAAGCTGTTCCGCCTGCTCACGGATCCCACCTACTTCAACGAGCACCTCCACTGGCAGGACCGCCGGAAGCTCCTCCTCGAGGTCTGCGGCGACGTGACGGACGAGGAGGTCATNGCCTCAGACCCGCAACTCAAGGACCTGCCCCAGATCCTCCAGGGCCGCTCCCTCGAGGACCACCGCAAGGTGATCCTCGCCCGGCGGACCGAGATCAACAAGGAGCTGGACCGCATCCCGGTCCGCATAGACGAGGTGCAGAGAGCCCTGCCGGACCTNTCGGACCTGGACCGGGAGGCGCTGCTTGCCGAACGCGACCGCCTGCAGGCGGAGCGCCAGGCCAAGGAGCAGGAGCGCGCTCGGATCGAGGCCGGCGGTGAGATCGCCGAACTCCAGCGGCGCCTGGCAGAGATCCGGACAGCCATGCTGGAGGTCGAGCAGAAGGCCCGTGGTGGTCTGGACGAGCAGCTCCGCGACCTCCGCCGGGAGTGGTACGAAGTCGCCAACCAGCGAGACGCGAAGGCTGCGGAGATCCAGCGTCTCGAACGCGAAGCCAAGGAGGCCGCCGATGAGGCGGAACGGCTCGGCCGGCAGATGGACGAGCTCCGCTCCAAGTGGTTCGAGGTCAACAACCAGCAGTACGCCGGGTCGCCGCCGGCCGAGGTGAGCGACACCTGCCCGGCGTGCGGACAACCCCTGCCCCTTGAGCATGTCGAGGCCGCCCGGGAGCGGGCCATGGCTGCGTACGAGGAGCAGGTCGCCCGGTTCAACGCCAATAAGGCGGCCACGCTGGAGCGGATCAGCTCGGAGGGCAAGGCCCTGGCCGAGCGGCGAAAGGCCGCCGATCAGCGCCGAGAGCAAATTCTGGCTCAACTGGAGACGGCCCGGGCCGAGCACGACCAGCTGGCGGCGAAGGTGGACGAGCTCAAGCGAACCATCGACAGCCTCCAGGCGGCTTCTCCCGCCATGCCCCCGGAGTATGACCGGCTGGTGGCCGAGAAGGAGCAGGTCGAGACCTCCATCGCCCGGCTCCGCGAGGACAAGGCCGTCGCGCTGCAGGCCGTCGAGCAGGCTCTCAAGGCCATCGACGACCGGCTCTACTTCATCGGGATCGAGCTCGGGCGGTTCGAACAGCGCGAAAGGGGCTTGGCGCGCATCGCCGAGCTCGAGGCCGAGGAGCGCCGGCTGGCAGCCGAGTTCGAGGAGATGGAGCGGCAGCTTTCGCTGCTGGACCGGTTCGTCCAGGCCAAAACCCGGCTGTTGACCGACAAAATCAACTCGCGCTTCAAGCTGGCCCGGTTCCAGCTGTTCCGGACGCTCGTCAATGGCGGTGTCGAGGAGTGCTGCGAGACCACCTACAACGGCGTGCCCTATCAGAGTCTCAACCATGGCGCGCGGCTCAACGTCGGACTGGACATCATCAACACCCTGGCCCAGCACTACGGTTTCGCGCCGCCCGTGTGGATTGACAACGCCGAGAGCGTGACCGACATCCTGCCGACCCGGGGCCAGCAGATCCGGCTGGTCGTCTCGGCCGGAGACCGGACGCTGCGGGTTGTAACGCATGAGNCTGCCATCAAGGAGGCCGTGTGACATGGCACAGGCGANTCAGGAGCGCAAAGCAGCAAACGGTGCTGGGGCTACCCTGGCCATGTTGAAGCGGGACACCATCGACGTGGTCGCGGGCCGCATCAACGAGCTCATGCGGAGCGGTGAGCTCCACCTGCCCGCCGACTACAGCGTTCAGAACGCCCTGAAGAGCGCGTGGCTCATCCTCCAAGAGGTTAAGGACAAGGATGGGCGGCCGGCGCTGCAGGTGTGCACCCGGGATTCCATCGCCAATGCTCTTCTTGACATGGCTGTGCAGGGCCTCAACCCCGCGAAGCGCCAGTGCTACTTCATCGCCTATGGCCAGACCCTGGTGTGCCAGCGTAGCTACTTCGGGGATATGGCCCTGGTCAAGCGCATCCTCCCACGGGCAGAGATCTGGTTCAACGTCGTCTACGAGGGCGACGAGTTCGAGTACCAATTCGAGCGCGGGCGCCGGGTGATCACCAAACACAACCAGCGCATCGAGAACGTGAAGCCCGACAAGATCGTCGCCGCCTACTGCGTCATCGATCCCGGCGACGGCCGGCCGGCCCACACCGAGATCATGACGTGGGCCCAGATCCTGCAGAGCTGGAGGCAGTCCCGCCAGTACAAGCCTGACGGTTCCACACCGCACAACACCTTCCCGGACCAGATGGCGCTCCGCACCGTCATTCGCCGGGCGTGCAAGGCCGTGATCAACTCGAGCTCCGACGACTACCTGCTGCTGCACCACATGCACCGCTCCGACGAGCTGGCCGCCGAAGCCGAGATGGATGCCGAGGTGGCCGAGCAGGCCAACAGCGAGGTTATCGACGTGGAGCCTGTGTCCGTCACCGATGCCCCTGCGGACGAGCCGGAGGTCACCCAGGCAGCCCCGGAACCCGAACCGGAGCCGAAGGCCGATCCTGGGCCGGCAGCGGCGCAGGCGACGCTGGAAGGACCGGGATTCTGATGGACATCGAAATCTGTGTGTTCGCGTCGAGCTCGGCGGGCAACGCCTACTTGATCAGCGACGGGGAGACGCCCCTGCTGGTCGAGTGCGGCC